GAAGGCACTGACGATGACCCATATGTTGAGTCAACGCCTGAAAACATGGTAAAATATCTAAAAGGAGAATAATATGTCAGCAAGAACATACGGCCCTGAAGAACAAGCAAAACTAAAAAGAATCATCGATGAAGGTTCAAATGTTTTACAGGAAGTAGAAGACTTAAATGCAGGACTTAAAGACACTGTCAAAGCAGTGGCAGAAGAGTTAGAAGTCAAGCCTGCACTAATCAACAAGGCAATAAAAATTGCACACAAAGGTGAGTGGAGCAAATATTCTGAGGCTTTCGATAGTTTAGAAAATTTAATTATTGCAGTTGGCAAAGACAAGTAATGAAATATATTGTCGACATCGACAACACAATTTGTTATAACCAAAACAGCGATTACGAGCAAAGCAAACCAGATATGGATCGTATCGCTAAACTTAACAAATTGTTTGATGAAGGCAACGAGATACATTACTGGACAGCAAGAGGTGGTAATTCAGGTCTAGATTGGACTGAACTTACACACAAACAACTTTCTGAATGGGGGGTTAAATTTACTTCCATTCAGATGAAGAAGCCAGTGTATGATTACTGGGTAGATGATAGAGCAATAAACACGAAAGACTTTTTTAATGAGAATTGATTATAACATACATTTAGATTATTCAGACGTATTGTTACAACCTAAGAGATCAGCATTAAGTTCTAGGAGAGATGTTGATATATTAAGGAAGTACAAATTTAGAAACAGCGGAAAAGAATTGACTTATGTGCCGGTGATGGCATCAAACATGGATGGCGTAGGCACTTTTTCTATGGCAAGGGTGTTGCAAGAATTTAAAATGTTGACTGTGATTAGAAAGCATTACACAATAGACGATTGGAAAGAAGCGGCAGGCACAGGGATGAAATTCAAATACGTATCTGCCTGCGTAGGCACAGGTGCACTTTGGGACGAAAACGCACAAGACTATCAAACACTGAAAAAGGTTATGGAGGCATTTCCAGACATTCCAGTTATAACCATTGATGTTGCAAATGCGTATCATGAACAATTTGTTTCATTTGTACAGAGAATAAGAAATGAATATCCAGACAAAATTATAATTGCTGGTAATGTTGTAAACGGAGCCGACATAGTCAAAGTTGGTATAGGTCCAGGTAGTGTGTGTACTACACGAACACAGACTGGTGTTGGCGTTCCGCAATTTTCTGCAATAATTGAATGTGCCGATGCGGCTAATGGAGTGGACGGACACATCATTGCAGATGGAGGTTGTACACAACCAGGAGATATTTCAAAGGCATTAGGAGCAGGCGCACACTTTGTCATGCTAGGAGGTATGTTGGCAGGACACGATGAAGGCGAAACACAATTAAAAGATGGCAAAAGATATTTTTATGGAATGAGTTCACAATCAGCATTCGATACACATGGCGCAAGAAAAGATGGATACAGAGGCACAGAAGGCAAGACAGTTATACTAGACGACAAAGGCCCAGTCAAAGACACTGTTGAACAATTATTAGGTGGTATAAGAAGCACTTGCACTTATATAGGTGCTAGACGTGTTAAGGATATGCCTAAGTGTGCTCACTTCGTGTGTGTAAACAATGTAATAAACAGAGTGTTTGACAAATATGAAAAATGATCAAATTTTAAAATGGATTGCTACATTTACATTAATTGTAGGAACTTTCGTTAACGCAGGATTTCCACATCTCTATCCGATAGGTCCAATGCTTTTAGCATTAGGTGGAATAATTTGGTTAGTCGTTTCAGTGATTTGGAAAGAGCCGGCATTGATAACTACAAATGCAGTATTGACAATTACCGGAATAGGCGGTATAATGTTATATTATTTGCGTTAGGCCCAATCAGCCACAAGTGATTATTAGGTATGTGTCAGCCACAAATGACATTAGGAGAATAAATGAGTTATATAGATGGTTATTTTGACAGAGGTTCCGATCTCATAAGAATAGTTGAACGTCAAAATGGCGAAAGAGTTTTCAAAGAATATCCAATCAAATACACATTTTATTATGAAGACCCACGTGGAAAATATAAAAGCACGACAGGTAAATCCTTAAACAGAATTATTTCCAAGACCACAAAAGACTTCCATAAAGAACTTGCAATCAATAGGAACAAAAATTTATTTGAATCTGATATAAATCCAATATTCCAATGCTTGAGCGAAAACTATTTAAATCGCGATGCTCCAGAATTAAGAACTGCGTTCTTTGATATTGAGGCAGACTTCGATCCTGAGAAAGGTTTTAGTAATCCAAGTGATCCATTCATGCCGATAACGGCAATCACTGTTGCGTTACAATGGCTAGACAGCACAGTGACTTTCGCTATTCCACCCAAAACAATGAGTATAGATGAGGCAAAAGAAGTCACAAAAGGAATAGAAAATTTATATCTTTACAAAGATGAAGGAGAAATGCTGACAGCATTTCTAGATATAATTCAAGACGCTGACGTAATTAGTGGTTGGAACTCAGAAGGTTATGATATACCTTATGTGGTAAACAGAATACAGAAAATTTTAAGCAAAGATGATACAAGAAAACTTTGCTTATGGAAACAACTGCCTAAGAAAAGAGTATTTGAAAGATTTGGTCGTGAGCAAGAAACATACGACCTAGTTGGCAGAGTGCATTTAGATTCATTGGAACTTTATAGAAAATACACTTATGAAGAAAGACATTCTTATAGATTAGATGCTATCGGTGAACATGAACTAGGACAAAAGAAAACTGTTTATGAAGGCAGTTTGGATCAATTATACAATCAAGATTTCAGAACTTTCGTTGAATATAACAGACAGGACGTTAATCTTATTGACAAACTAGATAGGAAACTAAAATTTATTGCACTTACAAATGAACTTGCACACGCAAACACAGTCTTACTACAAACAACACTAGGTGCAGTTGCAGTTACTGAACAAGCAATTATCAATGAAGCACACAGAAGAGGCGTTCAAGTTCCGAATAGACCTAAGAGAGATTCGGATAGTACAACAGCCGCAGGTGCTTATGTGGCTTTTCCTAAAAAAGGATTGCATGACTGGATAGGATCAATGGACATCAATTCACTGTATCCTTCGGTGATTAGGGCATTGAACATGGCTCCCGAGTGTGTGATGGGACAATTAAGACCTAGTCACACAGATGAATACATTGAAGAACAAATGACTCTACAAAAGAAATCATTTGCGGGTGCTTGGGAGAATCATTTTGGTTCTTTAGAATATGATGCAGTGATGGAACAAAGGAAAGATATATCCATACACGTTGATTGGGAAGATGGAAAATCGGAAGTAATGAGTGGTGCTGAAGTGTACAAGATGGTTTTCGACAGCAACAATCCTATGATGTTAAGTGCTAATGGTACAATATTTACAAGTGAATTTGAAGGAGTCATTCCAGGACTACTTGCACGTTGGTATAAAGAAAGAAAAGAAATGCAAAGTATGTTAAAGAAAGCCAAAGAGGCAAACAATAATGCTGAAATAGAATTTTGGGATAAAAGACAACTTGTTAAAAAGATTAATCTAAATTCACTGTATGGTGCAATTTTAAATCCAGGTTGTAGATTCTTTGACAAACGTATAGGACAATCCACTACACTATCCGGTAGACAGATTAGTAAACACATGGCGGCAAAAATTAATGAAGTGATCACAGGCGAATACAACCACGTAGGAAAAGCAATAATATATGGTGACACTGACTCCGCTTATTTTAGTGCGTATGAAGTATTGAAAAAAGAAATTAATGATGGCAGTATACCTTGGACTAAAGAAAGTGTAATAAAGTTATATGATCAAGTGTGTGAAGAAGTAAATGGCAGTTTTAAAAAGTTTATGGCTGAGGCTTTCCATTGTTTAAAAAGCAGAGCAGAAGTGATACAAGCAGGTAGAGAATCTGTTGCTGAAACAGGATTGTTTATCACAAAGAAAAGATATGCAATACTGATATATGACTTGGAAGGATACAGACAAGATGTTGAAGACAAACCAGGCAAAATTAAAGCAATGGGTCTTGACCTTAAGAGATCAGATACTCCTGTTTTTATACAGGACTTCTTAAATGAACTATTGCTCATGGTGTTGACTAAAAAGACAGAAGCAGAAGTTTTAGATAGGATTAGTCAATTTAGAAATGAATTTAAACAAAGACCTGGTTGGGAAAAAGGATCACCACGTAGAGCAAACAACATTCAAGAGTATGCTAAAAAAGAAGCACGTCTAGGTAAGGCAAATATGCCTGGACACGTGAGAGCAAGTCTTAATTGGAATAACTTAAAGAAAATGCATAGTGACAAATACTCAATGGAAATACATGATGGTATGAAAGTTATTGTGTGTAAACTTAAAAAGAATCCATTGGAGTACACTTCAGTTGCGTATCCAACAGATGAAATGCACATACCAGTTTGGTTCAAAGAACTTCCGTTTGATAATGATGCTATGGAAAGCACACTTATAGATAACAAACTAGGAAATTTATTAGGCGTACTTGGTTGGGATATCAAGTCGACTGAAAGCAAAAACACATTTAACAACTTATTTGACTTTGGAGGATAGATGGCTACACACGGAATGATAGACTTGGAAACATTAAGCACTAGACCAGACGCTACCGTGTTGACAGTAGGAGCAATAAAATTCGATCCATACACTGATTTAGAACCACATAGTGGATTATATTTGAGATTAAATGTTGACGAGCAAAGCGAACTGGATCGCCATGTTGACCAAGGTACATTAGAATGGTGGGCAAAACAAGATGAGAAAATTAGAAATGAAGCACTCGGAGATGAGGATAGAGTGCAATTAACTGAATTTGTTAGACAACTTAACAAATGGTGTGTGGGATTAGATGAACTTTGGTGTCAAGGTCCATTGTTTGACTACGCAATCTTACAAAATTTATATGCACAATTGAATACGCCTGTTCCTTGGAACTATTGGCAGATACGTGATAGTAGAACACTATTTGGTATGCTACCTGAAGATCCTCGGAAATCGATACAAATGGATTTGCACAATGCACTTGCTGATTGTTATTTCCAGGCAAAGAGTGTCCAAAAGGCATATAAACGTTTTGGAGTTAAGAAAAGATGATAGGATTCGTGATTGACTTTTCGCCAAAACCTAAATATAATGTAACTATGAGGAGAAAATAATGAAAGACATCTTACAAGACATAGTTGCTCATACACATTCGCTAGGCTTTTTAAGTTTAGTAAAAGTGTCAAATGAGGAACAAACAAAAATAGAAAGTATGGCTGAAGATAGATCAGTGATACTTTCAGCAAACACAAAAAACAAAGTAAATGAATTTGATGGTGTGTTTGGAATGCCTAACTTGGATAAGTTGGCACTTCACTTAAAATGTCCTGAATATCAAAAGGACGCAAAGATAGAAGTTAAGTCAGCGGAAAGAAATGGCAAAACTATTCCAACGCACATACACTTTGAAAATGCTGGGAAAGATTTTAAAAATGATTACAGATTTATGAGCACTGAAATCATTAATGAGAAATTAAAATCTGTAAAATTTAAAGGAACAACTTGGGACATAGAGTTTGAACCAAGAGTGGCGGCGATTGCTAGATTAAAACTACAAGCGGCGGCACACGTTGAAGAAACTGTATTCACAGTAAAAACTGAAAACAATAATTTGGTGTTTTACTTTGGTGATGCTAATTCACACGCAGGTTCTTTTATATTCGAAACCAACGTAACAAAAGAATTACAAAATTCTTGGAGTTGGCCTATACAACAAGTTATTAGTATATTGAGTCTCGATGGTAGAATCAAGATCTTTC